GCAGCCGCCCGTAAGAAAAAAGGTAAGTAATATGTGCATGACTTGTGGATGCAAGAAGAAAAAGGGTGAAGCCGGATACGGCAAGGGAAAGAGCATGTCCCCTAAGCAGAAGAAGATTGCTTCAGCTGCTGCCCCAAAAGATAAGATCACCGGAGCTGACTTCAAGGCTCTTAAGAAGAAGGGTAAGTAATTATGTGCAAATCATGTGGTTGTGGCTGCTCTAAGCCAAATTGTAAGGGCGCCTGCAAGAAAGCCGATAAGAAGCAAGATGCCAAGCTTATGAAGGGCATGACCCCTAAGCAGAAGTCAGCTTTTGAGAAGGCAGATAAGAAGATGGATAAGAAGAAGCCATCTGCTAAGGCCGATATGAAGATGGACAAGGCATTAGCCAAGAAGGTAAAGAAGGATAAGTAAAAGTAATTAAGACTTAAGGGCGCCTACGGGCGCCCTTTCGTTTATCCTTATAGTAATCCCGTGCGGGATTAGATTCACCCTTGCGAAGTACACTGCCTCCTAAAGGAGATTACCATGTCCGGTAAAAAGATTGATACAGCTTCTAGCACCGAGTTTGCTAAAGCCATTATCAGCAATATACCTGAGGCTCGGGAAGACTTACTAAAGCAAATTGGTGATGTCTACTATGAGGCGCAGGTATTTAAGAGTGTACTCAAGAAAAAGTAACCTAGACGCCATAGCGCGTGATATATCTGACTCATTAGCCCCTGTTTTTACAGAAGATCTTCGTGAGTTAGCCACTTTATCTGGATGGCCAGCTAACGTAATTAACGGCATGACCGTAGTGTCAAAAGAAGATACCACTTTAGCTATTGAATACTCAGAGGACCTTAAAGAAGAGATTGACGACCTGGAGTACGGTCCAGAGTTTGGCATTGCAAATACCTCTATCCGGGCGTTTCTCTACAGATGCAATACAAAGCTTGAACACGCGATGTACACAGCGGTCCCTCCTATGATTTATGAGGTGTTCTAATGGGTAATGGCTTTATTGTTGCTGAAGATCTTGCAATTAAAACTCTTCTCAGCGGTATCACTGTGTCCGATGATAAGAACGCAGCACGCCCAGTTAAAGTGTGGTTTGGGTACCCAGACCTTGAAATTCGTGACCAGACCTTCCCTTTTATTACAATAGATTTGATAGACATCCTACAAGCTCAAGAGCGGCAAACCGCTGGAATACTTGTAGATAGCGATCATCAAGGAACTGTTGCCGTTCAAACTGGCTATGGGTATTCGTACAACATACCTGTTGCCTACGATCTTGTGTATCAGATCACAACTTACTCCCGTAATCCGCGCCATGACCGCGCGATTATTTACCAGCTACTTAATAAGTTTCCATCAAAGTACGGCTACCTAACAGTACCTAATACTTTAGGGACGGAGAACAGTGTGCGTTCTATGTTCCTTGATGGATTTGTAAAAAGAGATGCGGTTGCTAGTGAAACTGGTAATCGTCGTCTTTTAAGAAATGTATTAACAGTAAGAGTTGTAAGCGAAATGACTCCTGCTCAAGTCGCTGCCACACCTCTTGTTGAATACGTTCAAATTAACTCTACTACATCGTCCATCCCGTCTGCCCTAACACCCGTACCACAAAACGTTAATCCGTAAAAAACTAAGGAGATATATTAATAATGGCAACTTATAATCGACCTGGGGTGTACGTTCAAGAGACGTTAAACCCTATTCAAACAGTAGCTGGTTCTTCTACCAATACTATTGCAGCTTTTCTTGGAGCCAATGACCGCGGTCCTTTAACTCCAACACTAGTAACTTCATGGGGGCAATACACAACCCTATTTGGAACTTGGAATAGCACCTCAGTAACATCAAACCCAAATAACCTTCCACTTGCTCTTTATATGTTCTTTGCAAATGGTGGCCAGTCTGCTTATGTTACCCGCGTCTTTAATGGGACTGTTAGCTCATCTACAGCTACCCGTTCATTTAACGATGGAACTTCAGGCACACCTCAGGCAACATTAAAGGTAAGTGCAGTTAGTCCTGGTAGCTGGGGCAGCAGCATTAACGTAAGCATGACCTCATCTACTAGCGGTGCTTCTACTGCTACTGTAACTGCCGCGTCTGCTACAGGTGGCGTAGTAACATACACAGCTAATAACGCTTTTTCAGTTGGTCAAGCAGTAACAATTTCTGGACTTTCTACTAGCGCGTTTAACTTAACAAACGTAATTATTGCTTCTGCATCTCCAACTCAGTTTACCGTCTCTAACGCTGCAACAGGAACATCTGTAACTGGCGCATCTGCAACAGCAACAGCTCAAAGTAACTACTTTGACTTAACTGTTTACTATAACGGAACCTCCGCAGCCAACATTGTTGAACAATGGCCAGCTATTTCAATGACAGCTTCTGATCCTCGTTACGCGCCTACAGTGGTTAACGCAGCATCTAACTACATTGTTTTGGCTGATCTAGGAGCGACTTCAACAGGTATTACACGTAACCCTAGCGGAGCTGGTCTTGCTTCAGCACCTATTCTAAGCGTGTCTTTAAGTGGTGGAAGCGATGGAACTTCAGCTGCCCCTGCTTTAGGAACAGCTTCTCTCTATTCAACCGCTTTGAGCTTGTATGACACTATCCCACAATCTCTTACCTTGAATATCCCAGGAGCCACAGACACAGCAACCGTTAATGCAGCGATCTCATATGCTACAGGTTCTACTCGTCTAAATGACGTGTTTGTTATTATTGATGCTTACCCAGCTCAAACTGGACAAGCAACACTAAGCGATAACTACACATCTACTACTTCAGCGCAGCTAACACAAGCAGCTACTTATCAAACAACCTCACAAGCAGCTGTTTATTACCCAGCACTTACAATTGCTGATCCAACAGTTACAGTCGGATCTGCAAAGGGACAAACTCTAGTTGTAGGCGCAGGCGCTGCAATGGCTGGAATCTACGGAGCTACAGACGCCTCACGCGGAGTCTTTAAAGCACCTGCTGGTCTACAAACCCGTATTTCGGGCGCGGTAGCAGTTCCTCCTCTAAGCAATGCTAACCTAGACAGCTTGAATAGCTCAGTACCACCTGTTAATGCTATTAAGTATGTTGCGGGTTCAGGAATTGTTGTAATGGGCTCCCGTACATTGAAGTCTGGTTATGTAGATCGTTATGTACCAGTACGTCGTTCGCTAACCTACATTGAGAAGTCGCTTCGTGATCTTACTCAGTTTGCTATCTTTGAGCCAAATGATCAAAATCTATGGTCGTTGATCACATCAACTGTCACAGGTTTCTTGACTAATTTCTGGTCTCAAGGCGGACTTACAGGAGCAACACCAGAAGCTGCATTCTTTGTAATCTGCGATAGCACAATTAATACCCCAACAACAATTGACAATGGATATGTAAACATCCAAGTTGGTGTTGCCCTCCAGCGCCCAGCTGAATTTGTTGTTCTAAACATCGGCCAGTACAGCGGTGGTACCACCGTTACTGTTTCCTAAGGAGGAAAGTAAATAATGGCAACTAACCTAAGTACCTACAACTCAAGTCTGGCCACAGATCCTTTACGCACGTTTAGGTTCAGGGCAGTCTTCACACCCGCTGGTAATGATGGTGTTTTTGATCAACGCATCAAAAGTGCTACAAACCAAACAGCGATGCCTATAAAGGGCGTCTCTACCGGATGGGTTGGCGGTTTCTCAACAATCTCTGGGTTGAATATCACAACTCAGAACATTACCTACCGTGAAGGCGGGTTCAACACTACTGTCCATCAGATCCCTGGTATGACAACCTTCCAGCCAATTACCTTTACTCGCGGAGCAATCTTCGGTAATGATCAGGCAATTACATGGATGCGCGGCCTCTTTGCCGCTGCTGCTGGCACCGGACTTAACCCAGGTGGGGCAGGAGCTACAGGAGCAGGTTTCCGTGTGAATATTGCGATCTATGTTAACAACCATCCAAATACAGATGTAGCTAATGACTACCCTCAGATGGTATTTAATGTATACAACGCTTGGATCACAAACCTTAGCTACTCAGACCTCGATGCTACAAATGGAGCATTGATGTTTGAAACAATGCAGCTAGTACATGAGGGCCTTAGCGTTAGCTTTACAGATGCTAAAGGTAACCCAGTTAAGACATCAGGTACATCTGCAGTATCTACCACTGGTAGTGGAGCTGCCGGAGGCCGCACTAACTACTCAGTAAGCTAAGGTACACTTAACGATCTAATCTATTTAGGAGAATAAAACGTGGCAGAAGTAATTACCAATCAAGACCTAGTTAATAAGTATGCAGAACAGGTCATGAAGGAGCCCGAGGAGACAGTAACTACTCGGGTTCCTTTAGGGCCAGAAGTATCTCTTCCAGGCGGTTTTATTGAAAACAATAGCTTGGTAACAACAGTTGAAGTAAGAGAGTTAAATGGAGTAGATGAGGAAGCAATTGCTAAAGCTTCTACTACAGGAAAGGCTCTTAATGTATTACTACAACGTGGACTAGTAAAAGTAGGAAACCGTGAGGCGACAAAAGAAGATCTAGATCAGATGCTATCTGGTGATAGAGATGCCGCACTTATAGGTATCCGAAAGGTTACTTTTGGAGAAACGGTTGAGTTTAAAGTTACCTGCCAAGGGTGCTTAACAGAACAGATTGTTTCAGTAAACCTTACTGATGACATCCCAGTTCATAAGTTAGAGAACCCAGTAAATGACCGCACTTGGTCAGTAGAAACTAAAAAAGGATACGTAACAGTAACTCTACCTACTGGAAGTACCCAGCGTAAGCTGCTAGAGAACGCAGATAAAACTTCTGCTGAGATTAACACTCTGCTATTGACTGACTGCGTTTTGTCGGTAAATGGGGAACCCTCTGTAGGAGCTTACACTGTTCTATCTTTAGGTATCGGTGATCGCTCAAAACTTGTGGAAGAAATTTTGGCTAGAAACCCAGGCCCACGCCTTGGGGAGGTGTCAAAGACCTGCAAGGCATGTGGTGAAGCTATAGCTATCCCACTAAGTCTTGTAGATTTGTTTCGCATATAACGACAAAGACTACGAGAATTTGTTAGACCAGTACGAGTTCTTAACAAGAACTTTTACTGCATGGACTCTGGCGGACATTAAAAACATGTCCTTTAGAGAGAGGCAAAACTGGATTGAAAGAGCAAGAAGGAATAGGAGGTATTAACCGTGGATGACAGCAAAGTCAAACTTGGGCTCGGCGGCGGTGGCGGTAATATCTCCTTATCTATAACCAATATTAAACAGGACATCATAGGCCTTAGTAACACAATTACTAACACCCTACAGCCTGCTGTAGATAAGCTTGTTCGCTCTTTAAACTCTGTAAAGATACCTCAGCTACTAGACGCTAAAGGCAATCCTATTAGCAGCGGAGGCTCTTCTACTGGAAATGTAGTCGCTTCTAATGGAAAAGCCGCCTCTACCGGAACTGGTGTTCAAGACGGGGGCGGTTTTAAAAACCAAATTGCTTCTGTAAATAACGCGTTTCAAAAATATGTATCGGCGTCTAGCGCAATTAACTCTGGCCTAGAAGCAAGCGGTTTAATGCCAGGAGTACCTACCGCAGTAATGCAAGATCTTCTTACTGTGCGTTCCGCGTTTTACGGTCAAGGCGGGTACGGGGGAACTCTTCAACAGCAATCAGCAAATGTAAAAGCTTTGCAAAAATCTTTGGCTCATAACGGTCTTGCTACAGATGCTATGGATACTACCAGGGCTTTGGCTGTGGCAAATGACACAGGGCTTAGTGGAGCTGCTAACTTCAGTGACGTTATGCAAGGTGCGGCTCAGGCCTCTCGTTTTACTCCAGGAATAGGTATTGCTGGAGCCACACAAGCAATTGGAACATCTCTTAACGCCCCTGCTACAGTAAATATGGCGCGCGTAATAGGTATTAACCTTCGTAGCCCTAATGGGTCTTTGTTGCCTATGGACCAAGTAGTAGACCAAATCTGGACCTTTTTAAAGAGGCAAAACGGCGGCAAGAGTATGGACAAGAGATCCATTCAAATCTCTTTAATGCCGGGTAACGGTATATACAATATGTTAAGTGGTCTTTTTAATGGCGACCCAACTATGATCCAAATGACAGCCAACATGCTGTTGGCAAAAGCTCAATTTGGTGGTGCTGAATTAAGCTCTCTTACAACAAAGCAATTAGTCGGTGCAGGTATTCAATCTCAAACAGCTGCTGATATTGGCAGACAAACGGCTAACCAAACAAATCTTACAGTTGATCAGGCCGGTCAAATATCTGGTGGATATGATGCCAGCACCAAAATGAACAACGCTGTGGATAAATTTGCAACGTATGTAGACAGGCTCACTGGAGCAGTTGGTGCTGGAAACGCATTTAACCAAGGAATTCTTGGTGGTCCAATTACGGCTATAGGCTCTACTATTAGTAAACTCCTTAGTATCTTTGGTTTAGCTAATGGCGGTCCGGCTGTAAGCACTGGACCTATAGGCGATGGTAAGACCCCTTATATTGTCGGCGAAGTCGGCCCAGAGCTATTTATTCCTAAGACAGATGGAACTATCGTTCCTAACCACGCTCTAGGTTTGAACCGTAAAAGCGGTGGCACTGTAGCTGCTGGAGGAGCCTCTGGGTTTACTCAAGAAGACTTTGCTAAAGCTGTTATTACTGGTCTTGGCGGGACTCCTACCTCTCAAGCCATTCAAGATCTTGTTTTTTGGGAGGGTAAAGAGGGAGGTAACTGGAGCAACACAGCTAAGTTTAATCCTCTTAATACTTCTTATCAGACTGCAGGCTCTACTAACTACAACACAGGTAAAGCTGGAAGTGGAGTGCAGGCGTATACCTCATGGCAACAGGGTATCAACGCAACTATTGCTACTTTAACTGGAGCAAATGCTGGCGCTAGAGGCTACACAGATATTACAAAGGCTCTTACTGGAGGTGGAACATCTACCTCTAACTTCTTAAAGCTTATGCAAGCCTCCTCTTGGGATGCTGGACATTATGGTGGGGCTGGTGGGGCCTCTTCAAGCTCAGTCGCACCTACCTCTGGAACATCTAGTGGAGCAACAACTGTCGCCGATTTAGCAATGGCTGCGGCGCGCTCTCAAGGAGGTGGCGGAGTTAATTACGGCGGTCTTACCTTCCAGTTTAATGGGATTACGGATACTTCAGCGATCGTTTCTCAAGTTAAAACGCTTATTAATAACCCTACTGGAACTATAGGAAAGAGCTAATATGGGAACTAGCCTTGTATCTGGTATAGGGGCTTCTATAACACCGACCCCTAAAGTAAAGTTTAACGCTGGCCCGGTGGTAACAGACCCAAATTCTATTAATGCGTTAACTAACGTTACTGACTATTTTAATGCGGCTAAAGGGTATGCAATGCCAACATGCCAGGTGACGCCTACCCCAAATTTAACACCTGACAAAGCAAAGTTTAATTTGCCACCCCACCTATGGAGCCGACCTATTACTCCTCAGACAGTAATGTCTGGAGGGGGTAGCGGGTTCACACCCCCAGGAAAAAATTGGACTACCGATACAGGCTATCGTCTTACCCGCATGTGGGGCTATCAAACAAATAGCAGTGTTGGGTTAACCTCTACGGATCCGGCAACACCTGCTGACCCTTATGCTGGCGGTTTAACTCTATCTAATCCAAATCTGCATTGGGTAGGTGGGGCAAGAGGAGGAACACTAGTTCCTAACTCCCCTTCGCCTACTACAAGCGCTAATAACGCTGCAACATCTTACGACTATGACTGGGGATTCCAGTTTTTATGGAACCCTACCTCTATTCAAACTGGGCAACAGCTTAATAGCAATGTAACACCGTCTCCAGCAGATGCTTATGCGGGCCTTGCTGGACTATTTAATGCTATAGAAAGCGTGTCTTTTACAATTGTTTTAGATCGTGTAAACGACTTTGCCTGTGCTGCGGGCCTTAAAATTTTAAACCAACAGGGCACCTCTTCTACAACAGGATCATACATAGGGTTTACTCCTAATAATCTTTCTAAATCAGCTTTAAAAGATTTAACTCAATACTATAAAGACGGTGCGGTAAGTATTGCACGCCCAGATAATCCTGAGCTATTTACAGATCAAATTCAGAATCTTCTTAAGCTAGGAACCATGGCGGATCTTGAGTATTTTTATAGAATGATCAATGGGTCTGGTGCCGTTGCAGGAGGAGGTTTATCTGCAACTTACTGGACTAATGCCTTGGGTAAAAAGACAGCTGATGTGGCCTTTTTGCGCCCAACCCCTGTCGCAATTCAATTTGGGCCAAGCATCCATAACCTTTCTTATGTGGGTTATATAAACAGCTTGTCTGTTAATCACACGATATTTACTCAAGACATGGTGCCTTTACATACAGAAGTTACAGTAAGCATGACCGGATTCTCAAAGACAACACTTGTGTCTGGAGGCATTTGATGGCTATTTATAAAGGCTCTAGGTATGAATATGCAACTGTTGATTATGTATCAACTAAGCTTAATGGTCCATCCCACCCAATTGTGTTTAATACTATTCAGCCGTTTACCCTTATAAACTATAAAACATACACAGTTGTAGAAGGAGATCGCTTAGATAGCATCTCTAATAAGTTCTATTCTAACTCGGGCTTTTGGTGGTATATCGTCATGGCCAATCCAAGTTTGACCGATTTTACCAACATAGCCCCTGGAACAATCCTAAGGATACCTAATGTTTAATTACATATACGTATCTTTTCCTAATAGCTCTATTGCGCCTCAACGAGTTCTGCAAGCCACTTTACAACAAAATAGATATGAGCATGAAATAGCTTCTATTAAATTTAGGGACTGGGGAGTGGCTTATGAAGCTATTGAAACTGGATCACCTATTACTTTTACCTTAGGCTCGGGTAAAAAGACCAGAACATTTTATGGCTATGTTCACCATGTAAATGTTGATAGAACCCCCGGTAGTAACATCACTGAAGTTGTTGCTTTAAGCGCATCAATGGTCATGAAGAATGAAGATCAGCATGTCTATAAAGGGCTGTCCGCAGACGGGATCATCCAGCAGATAGCAAATAAACATAACTTTGTAGCTTTTACTATCCCTCATCCACGTATCTATCCTCAAGTAGTACAAGCTGGGCACACTGACTGGGAACTATGCGTTCGTTTAGCTAAGCAATGTGGTTACTCTTTACGCACCCAAAATACAGAACTTTACTTTCAGCCAATGCTCTATGAGTACACAACACATAGATCTGAGGCTAGTACATTTGTAATGAATATGCCTGATAACCCTAATGGATCTACTTTGTACTCATTTACTCCTACTATCTCAGAGACTCTTGAGTACGATGGGGATAAAAAAGGCGCAGTTGCTGTAGGTGGAGTTGACCAATCAAGTGTCCAAGCCATGTCGTTGACCCAGCAGATAAAAGCTAAAAATACAAAGGCAAAGTCCAAACCAGAGTTCTTTAATAGATTTGCTACCCATGTGGTTGCAACAGATGCTGCTGTAGCTTCTTATGAAGCAACGGCTGCTGAAAATAGAAACCTGTTTCCTTATAGGGGCACAGCGGAAGTTATTGGCGATGCCACTTTACGCCCAGATTTGCCTGTGTACTTAAAGGGGGTTGGCTCTCAGTACTCTGGCTATTGGACCATTCTTGGAACAGAGCACAAAGTTGTAGAAGAAAACCGCAACGTTCAGAAGTACACAACTATACTCCACTTAGGAACCGACTCTTTAGGTCAAGCGGTTCAATGGACAGACGGGCAAATAATTACAACACCCGGTGGAGCTGGGGTTCGATCTATTATCCCTGGCGTTCGTCAAACAGCTACTTTACCTGTAACTAAATTAAAAACAAGTTCGCCTAATAACGGCCCACAGTCTTCTAATAGCTTTGGAGTTGCAACTAATAGATCTAAAACAACTAACAGCTCTCCTGTCTGGATAACCGGAACGCTATCATTAGACCCTATAACCCAGCCTACAAGCAGCAAGAGCACAGTGATTAATCGGCAATTAAATAAGGTTATTAGGAGCGTTGTATGACTTACGATAAAAGATTTTACGGAATCTATGAGGGGATATGTACTAACAACCAAGACCCGGACGGCAAAAATAAAATCAAGCTTCAGGTACCTCAGATATTGGGGACGGCAGAAACTGATTGGGCTAAGCCCTGCACACCTGTAACGGATATAACTACGCATTTAAACCACACAGATACATATACAACCAGCTCTGTAAACGATGGTGGAACGGGTTCATCGTCCCATTCTCATACCGTTACATTAAACTCTGCTCATAGCCCGCATAATGCCGTGCCTAATATTGGGCAAAAAGTTTGGGTGATGTTTATTGCTGGGGACCCAAATTACCCAGTATGGTTAGGAGTTGAGGTATGAGCGTTACACCTAAGGCTATTTCTCTTCCATTTAGTTTTGACGTCAATGGGGCCGTGGCCACATCAACAGATGAAAAAAAGATAGTCCAAGACCGCGTAGTTTTGACTCTTATGACCTTACTAGGTGAGAGGGTGATGCGCCCCACATACGGAACTAGCGCCAGGGCTCTCGTATTTGAAAACATGTCAGCTGTTCCAGCGGCCGTTGAGCAGTATGTTCAACTTGGGTTCTCTGAGTGGCTTCCTTATCTAAACCTAATTAGCGTTGATACCGGGTTAGATGTGGACAGCAACTCAATGGTAATAACTGTAACTTATAACTATGGCCCATCAACTACCCCAGTAACTGTGTCAATACGCACTGCTATACTTGACAGGACTGGAAATATCATCACGGAGGTCCCAAGTGTCTACTAATTACGTGCCGTCTATTGACTACACCTCTAGGGACTACTCATCAATCCTAACGGATATGACCAACCTTATCCCTAATATTGCCCCTTACTGGACAAACAGAGACCCTGCTGATTTTGGCATTGCCCTCTTAGAGCTCTTTGCGTATATGGGTGACATCCTTAACTACTACATTGACGTATCAGCTAATGAAGCCCTTATCAATACCGCAACTCAACGATCTACGGTACTTCAGATTGCTAACCTTATTGGTTACACCCCAACTAATGCAACAGCTTCTACGGTTACCGTTAAGTTTACTAACTCTAATAACTCATCTGTAAACTCAGTAGGAGTTATAAACGGAGTTGTAACTGTTCCAGCGCTTACTCAAATTGCTACTTCAGCAGTGGCCAACTCTACAACCTCTCAAATTATTTTTGAAACCAACAGCGCTATCACTATTCAGCCTGGCACAACGGCTACCGTAGCCGCTACTCAAGGCTACACAGTAACTAACGAGCAAGTCACTACATCTTCTACAGGCGCGCCGTATCAAGTCTATGCCTTATCTACTCCATCAGTTATTAGCATCTCAAGCGTAACTATTAATGGAGTTGCTTACCAAAAAGTAAGTTATCTCATTGACTACGCCGGAGATGCGGCCGTATATTCTGTAACAACTGACGCTAATAACATTACCTATATCCAGTTTGGAGATAACATCTCTGGACGTATCCCTCCCGCAGGTTCGCCTATCTATGTAACATACCGCGTTGGCGGTGGCGCTATTGGAAACGTGGCCACTGGAACAATTAAGTACATTACATCTTGGCCAAGTCTGTCACAGATACCTGTAGGTATTAGTGTAGTAAACGACTCAACACCCGCTACAGGCGGTGCTGACGCAGAATCTACAGACTCTATTAGAGTTAATGCGCCTCTAAGTATTAGATCAGTTAACCGAGCAGTATCTTTATCTGACTATGCTAACTTAGCAGTGCAGGTTAACGGAGTAGCCAAAGCTAGTGCAAACGCAAACGTGTATTCTGCAGTCACTCTTTATGTATGTCCTTCTGGAGACCCAGGGGTGGGGTCAGATAACTACACTCCTAGTTCTGTTTTTAATGCAGTAACTTCTAACATAAATCTGTATCTTGTAGATAAAGCTCCGGCTAATACTACAGTTGTATACCAACCTCCTACATATGTAGGGGCATACCTAATGGTGAGCATTACTGTAAGTCCTCAGTACACTCAATCCTCTGTGGTTTCTAACGTAACAACCGCTATCAATAACCTGTTTTATATTGATAACGTCGTGTTTAACGACACTATTGCTGTATCAGACGTGTACAACGCTATTGCATCTGTCGAAGGAATCAGCAATCAGCAGATCCAAATGCTGGTTCGCGCTGACGCGTCTCAAGCATATGCGGTAACAAATGTGGCACTAACCTCTAATGTGGCTACCCTTACGGTTGGAACTCACAGCCTGGCTGTAGGTCAAACAGTGTTAGTTGCTGGAGTCGCAGGTACTGGGCTAACTATCTTTAATGGCACCTTTGTAGTAACAGCCGTAGGCTCTACAACATTTTCATACTCACTAATTTCAACTAACGTGTCTTCTACCCCAATAACTGGCCCTATCGCTGCGGCCCTTACAGTAGGAAACATTGTTTGCGCCGTCAATGAGATCCCTACTATCAGTGAACTATCTGCTGCGGGTGCGCTTTTGTTAACTTCTACCAGCTTGTCTACCTTCTTAACTAACATTCAGAGTAATACATCTAAAGGCACCGGTACTGTATTTATCAATGCTAGCGGAGGAATTACTAACTAACTATGTCACGTTACGGTTATGACTACTACGCTGAATCTTACTACGGAGCTAATAATCCGTTAAAGTTAAGTGTTCTTCCTTTTACAGCTACTCCGGGTGCGGTTGTTCCTGTTGGTGCTACCAGCTCTTATAGTAACTATGGAACAATTACACTTCAGTGGTCTAACCCTAGCGGTCTTTGGTCAAACTTAGTGCTAGTTAGAAATGCTTATGGATTCCCTGTTAACGCCTATGATGGGACACAAGTTTATAGTGCGTATAACGATGGTAAAGCAGCGGTATCTTTTATTGATACAGGGCTCGCTCAAGGAGCTTTCTATTATTACTCTATTTACCTATTTAATACAGTCCAATACACATGGACTAACGCAGGAAACGTCATCGGCCTTTCAGTAAAAGACTTTAGTAACTCAAAAAAACTTTACTCGTATCTTCCAGATATTTATAAAATATCTAATCCTTACACGCCAACAACGGACTGGGACAACCCTCTACTTCAACAGTTTTTAAATAACTTTGCCTTTCAACTGGACTGGGATCAAACCCTAACCCAGTCGCTCATTAATCGGTACGACGTTACGGCAGTTAGTGGGCAGTTAATCCCATCAATGCTCAATCAGTTTGGACAAAATTATGAGTCTGCTATTGGACTTCAACAAAACAGAATCCTTCTTAGAGACAGTGTTATCCTTACAAAACAAAGAGGCTCTAAACAAGGTTTGATTGGTTACTTAGAGGACTTTACTGGATGGGCAATACCTAGCCCTGTACCTGAAAGTACTTTTGTTTTAGGGTCAAATAATCAATACGTTCCAGTAGCCCCAACTACCACTCAAGCACCAAACCCATCTTTAACTGGGCTTAAAACTGGTGTTAATTTAATGTTAGATTACAACGATTCATCCTTTGAAGAAAGCTTTGGTCACTGGGGATCTATTGACGGCACAGCTGATTATGACCAAATAGACACCTTTAATATAGCTAGCGTGTCGCTTACCTCAAACGTAGTGACTCTAAACTTACAAAACACAAATGTTACTTACACTATCACCAGCGCATCTATCACAAACAATATAGCTACTTTAACAACTTCTTTTAATCATAATATTTTGCCCGGAGTTGATATTACAGTGGCAAATGTAGGATTAGCTTACAACGGGCAACAAACAGTTTTATCCGTAACTTCAAACACTATTTCATTCTCAGTAGCTACTGCTACAGCCGCTACAACAACTGTTACTGGCTCTGTGGTTCAGTTTGTTCACATATATGACGTAGGCAACTCTATTACCATTTCTAATTTACCGTACCCAATTTTAAATACAGGATCTACTCCTGTTCAAATCACAGCTCTTACAGCTACAACATTAAGCTTTGCGCTTACTGCGCCAAATATCCCGTTAAGCACAGGATATAACGCACCCCTTGGAGTCTACGGAACACTTGCTCCATACCCTACACCGGCTGTTTTTGATGCCAATGGTGTTCTTAATGGGTCTTCTACAACGCTATGGCCAAATAAATCATCAGGCATTTTTTCGATGTACAACACCTCAGCAACTGCCCAAACTATAAGCGCTTACTGTGGAGATTCTGCCCCAGTAACTCAAGGCATCCCTGTTACAGGTAACAGTTACTATACATGGAGTTTTTACGCAGCCAATGGCTATGCTGGAACTGCAAGGAATGTAACCCCTATTATTAAATGGTTTACCCGCACAGGCGCTTACATAAGTTCTTCTTCTGGTACAGCGGTGTCAGACAATACTGCAACTTTCTCCTCAAGCTATAGGCCTTATGTAACCGCTCAAGCACCCTCAAATGCTTATTACGCGTGCCCAGGTGTTTCCATAGCCTCAGCAGGCGGAAGCGCTACAAACGAACACCATTTTGTTGACGCATGCCAATTTGAATTAACCTCTTTGGGCGCAACACCTAGCGTGTTTGATGAGGCTAGAAACCTACACATTACATTTAAAGCCACTCGCATTAATGAGCTGCTTAATCCACACTTTGCTTCTACATCTAACTGGTACGCAACTAATGCCTCAACAGCGTTGGTCTCATCTGCCGCACCTTCTTTGCCCCTACTACCTGAGCCTAACCAAACAAGATATGTAATAACTAACACATCTATCGCTTCTGGCGTAGTGACTGTAACCGTTAGTGAGCCTCATACATTGCAGGTTGGAAGCACTGTTTATATCTCATCGGTGTCTGGAACAGGGGTAACAGCAGCTAACTACTTAGGCTATAGAACAATCACAGGCGTAGTACTACCAACAAATGGAACCACTTACACAGGATTTACGTTCTCTGTATCCAGCAGTATTAACCAAGCATCGGTTCTTTCGTCTGGAACAGCCTATACAGCAGGACACGAGCTACAGGTAACTGCGTCAGGCACTTCAGCGTCAATCTCTTCTTGGGATGGGTCTACCACCTCACAGCAGACTGCTATCTATTACCCAAATAACTCTTACACATGGAGCGTATACGCACAAGCCATCACAGATACTGAATCTCTTACGGCTTCTATAGCTTGGTATGATATCACGCACACCGTTATTAGTACAGCCACAGGAACAGCTGTCTCAGCCCCGGTAGGATCATGGGTTCGGCCTTACGTTACAGCCACAGCTCCGTCTAATGCGGCGTACGCAACAGCAAAGATTGCTTGGACAACAACTTCAGGTAATAAAGTCTACTTTGATATGGCTTTGTTTGAGAAGTCAGGCTTGCTTCAAACATACTTTGATGGCTCTGGCGGCCCTGGGTTCAATAACGACTTTTATTGGGAGGGCGGTAACCTAAATGCTGGACGCAGCCACTTCTACAAGAACTTCTATAATACTAGAGCGCGCCTAGTTGAAGGGGTAGTTCAGGGAGCCTTACTGTCAGGACAGACTGCTGCCGTATACTTTGCACAACCACAGACTTGATGTGCTAGCGTAAGCCCCCTAAGTCAGGGGGTCCTATGGACAAATACTATGTAATAGTTGCCGGTGACGGACAGACCAGCCGCGCAAATGTAGAAGCACTAATTGAAGACTATGTATACGGACACGGACAAGATGTTACTTTTGTTCTCCCGTATGAAAAGCGCCCAAGTCAAGGACAGATCTTTGCCGCGCAACTAGCTAAAGACAAGAGCAAAGACATACTGCTCTTCTGTAGAGAAGACGCCAATTATGAGGGCATACCTTCATCATCAGTAAGCCACTCTGATCGACCGTTTGATACAGCCTGCGCCAAACTAAAGGGCACCAACATAGTCGCCTTTGTCCTTGTAGATGATGAAGACCAGGGCACCAATAACATCTTAAGCATCTTTGCTGAGTATAAAGTGGCGGCCTTTGACCTAACCGAAGGTCTTATGCCGATTAAGTTCAACCCCGCATCTATTGAGGAAACCTCTGTCGTCATCCCCCAAGAAGAGGCTATTACCGAGCCAGAGGTAGAAGAAGAAGAGTGGGAAGATGACGAGGAAGACCTTGAGGATGACGAGCTGGCTGAGGATCTATACCTAGGCATCCAGTCTCTGGCCAAACTCATTGCCAGGGAGGTTGCAGCCGAGCTCCTGAAGGCCACAGAAACGCCTAGGAAGGGCCTTAAGAAGTGATTTCAGCCCGTGCCCTAGGGGTCTACATGTATTTACAGACTACAGAGGCGACGATAAGCGCTGAGAGCCTTTCTAAAGTTTTTTCCGAAGGTCGAGAGGCCATAGGCAAGGCTTTGACTGAGCTCAAGGGATACAACATGATCTCCTCTACCAAGGAGCGGATTGGCAACAGAATCATCACCGTAAACCGCCTTGTGGCACCGGATCTCTGGGCCCCAGAAACCCGTCGTCTGATACTGCAGAATAAGCTGTATAGCAATTTAATACTAAATAATAATACATTTATAAATAACAAAATAGGGTTTGGCGAAGCCAAACAAGGAGAAGAAGCGATGAGTGATGAGTGGTATTCATTAGGTCAAATAGAGCAAGACCCCGAAGAGATGGCCGAGCTCAAGCGCCGAGATAAAGAACGCCGTGACCGCGAGTACCGCGAGGCTCGCAATGCCCGGGCTGAGAAGAAGATGTCCTCTCACATCAACCGCTCTCCTGAGGACTGGTCTATTGATAACGCTGTCTTTGAGTTTGCTAGTCGCATGGTCAGGTGGGACATAACACCGTGGGAGGGTTCACGCGCAGTATTTAAGACGGCATATGCAAAGGCACGAAGAGAGTACGGAACTACTGGCGTTATAGAAGCCAAGATGATGGAGATCTTCTTTGGTCAGTTAGACCACGAGAAGAAGGTTAAGGACTCTGATATGGTCTGGCGGTTGTTCCTCAAGAACTTTGGTAGCCTGCACATAGCCGCTCAGCAAAGTACAAGCGCCCCAGAAGAAGTAACCAAAGCTAAAGATGTATCTAAGCAACAGTTGGAGAGGTTTTAGTGTTCAAACTTGACGACTTAAAGATACGACGTAAAGCCTGGGTTAAAGCCGCAAATATAAATCCAAATCGTCTTGGTTGGTTACTAGATGACTGCACTGTCATACATGCAGATGACCGTAAGAAGATTGATGTTTGGATGGATGCTTTAGAGCGCGGAGACATTATTCGTTCTGCTGGTAACTCTAGGTGCGGTAAAGGATTACTGCTTTGGGGAGAGCCTGGGCACGGTAAGACCACACTAGCGCTCTCTATTATCCAAGAGATAATGACTCGTTTTCCTATTGAAGCCTTTGATGTTAAAGAGGGTCGTGTACTTATTCGTCCTTGTTACTTTATTACTTTTAACGACATACTCAACCTTAAAGGTGAGTTAATGGATGAAGCTGACGATGAGACTCAGATTTTATATCAAGGTATATTGGGTGACTGCCCAAATGACTCTTACAATATACGCGTACTGATTATTGATGACCTTGGTAAAGAGCACGCTTCTTTATCTGGTTGGCAGAAAAGTATGTTGCATCATGTGTTGCGCACACGCTTTAACAATGGATTGCCTACTATTGTTACTACAAACATTTCGTTAGACAATTGGGGCTACGTATACGGTGATGCTACCGAGAGTTTTGCTCACGAGTCGTTCCTGTACTTACCTATTGAAACATCGGATCTAAGAAAGTGAGTAGAGCAATGACCACCAAGCTTATTCAGGTGTTTTTGAGTCAGACTCAAACACCTGGGCCAGGTATTTATGAAGTATCTGGAGATGAGCAAGGTAACCTGTTCTGTACCTGCCCCGGTTTTAGAGGCCGCAGTACTTGCAAGCACTCACGCTTTGTTAAGTCTCGCATTGATAGCAACAACGGAACTTACCCATTAGAGATCTCAAGCCGCGCCACTGAAGAGGACGCCGCTAAAGCCAAGAAGTCAAGCAAAGACTTCAGAGAGTTTGTTATCAAGTACGGAAGGATTGAGGTCTACTAAATG